CTGTACAGCCTGCAAATGCCTTAGTAGTAAAACCTTTAGTGAAAACTGAAGCCCAATTAAAGCAAGAAGTTTTAGATAGCTTTAGTAAAGAAATTTACAAGTCATCTGAGATGCTTACAGACAAAGAGCTAGTTCTACTTCTCAAGACTGTAGGATTCGAAGGAGAAGGCCTTAAAAAAGCTTGGTCCATAGCAAAGCGTGAATCTAATGGAAGACCGCTTGCATATAACGGGAATAAGAAAACTGGAGATAGTTCTTACGGAGTATTCCAGATAAACATGATTGGAAATCTCGGTCCAGACAGACTAGAGAAATTTAACCTAAAGAGTAACAAAGAGTTATTCGACCCAGTAACAAACGCAGAGATAACGTATTATATGACCAATGGCGGTATTGATTGGTCGGCTTGGAAGGGTATGACCCCAAGAGCTAAGGAATGGCTATTGCAATTCCCGACTGATTAGAAAAAGTAGGTCAAATGCAGATACAATATGTATCTAAGTACATAGCCTTATCAGAAGAGGGCCTTGTTCCTAGACTTGAATGTCCAATGGATCAGGGCTCTCTCCTATGTAACCTAGACCTTGAAGATAACATTTATTTATACTGCCTATCTTGTAAATATAAAAACAACATAGGGCTAGAAGTATACGAAAAATTAGTGAACGGAGTTAACAATGCCTGAATGTGCATGCGGAAACTGTAATTGTGGTCAAGGACTACAAATTACAACAGAAAGTGCGTCGGCGGTAGAAGAAGTGCAATATGAGTCTTCTGGATTTAATACTTATGAATGGAAGATGCCCGTAATCTTCCCTAATACTGATGGAGAGATAAATAAAAATGGATGAGTCACAATTGCCCGATGGGGCTGTAATATCAGATGCTGGAACTATTGAAGAAAACCTTCCTATGGTTACCTACATTATGCTTCACAGAATATATGACCTTCTCTCACTAATTGCTGACAAAATTGTCGGCGGAGAAGAAGTTCAAAAGATGGTTGGGTATCATGAAAAAGGATTCTTGCTTGGTCCTGAACCTGCATACACTCCAATTGAAGTGAAGGATGAAGTAAATGGCATATAGTCAAGAGCAAATGGATTTTGCCCATAAGGTTGTTGTTAGACTTATGGAGATTTTAAAAGTATGTCCTAATGTAGACGATAAATACGTTTGTCATACATCAACACAAAAGGCACACACAAGATGTGTAGACCTAATGGTTCTTCTTGCCGAAATAACAAACCTACCTGAGTATCTTGTATACCTTGGAAACAATGAAGAGACAAAGGTGGATCCTTATGGATGGATTCTTGCCTATCCACCAGCTGAGGCAATTGTTGAAGGTGCATTAAGTAATAATGAAAAAGTAGTTGACTTAGAATAAAACATATTCTACAATAAAGATGTGTAGGTTAGAGACACCACCATGTCTCCCTATATAATGTGTAGCAATACACTAGAAAGTCCCAATCGGATCCGCCTCTGATTGGGAATTTTTCTTTTATAGACATTTATATATAATACGAACAATATAGACACATAGTGCAAAAAGTGCGAAAAAAGTGCGCCGAAAATAAGAGACCACATGCTGTATAATTATATTATGCCTAGACACTTTTATAAACTATGGAATAGTCCTAAGAGCTATAATCACAATGATATTAAAGTCGAGCAACAAATAGATAGAATTATTCAAAAGATCAAATTTAGACTTTGGTACATCTTTAAGAAATAGCCCTTATAAGCCCTCTACGGGGGTTCTAAGCCCTTAACGGGTCATATTTGGTGGTTCCCACTGAAAGACCCCAAGAAAGGGCGGGAGAAAAAAGATATGGACTATAGAGTAATAATAACCAATGAGTAGTATATAGCCAAGATAGATAGTAATGACCAGATGAAGTATTTAGAACTGTTCATTGTCTATATCTTCATTTAGGTCGAAATCAAAGATTTCTATATTTCCCGCCCAATTTAAAAATCTATTGAGCAAAGCACCTGAAAGGATTGCTGTCGCAATCAGTATTATTAAAGCAGATAGTTTTTTCATTTGATATCATCCCAAAATGCTATTAACAGAACTAATATAGGTCCAAATATAATTGTTGCTTGGATCCAGTTCATTTACAGTTACAATTTTTCTTTTTCATTTTCCACCACATCCAAATGTGATGAATAGCCATGGCTCCCATGATGATCCACATAAGCTGCATTTCAGTTATTCCTGAACCTGTAGCCAAAACTATATTTTCATGATCATGCATATTAATCCTAGTTGACTAGTATTTACTCAGAGTCTGTTGTTGATTCAGAGTTTAGCAGAGCTTCTGCTGCATCTCTTGCTTCTTTAGTGTGAACAATGTCACCTGAGCATACAATGCAAAATGTGACGAGTTCTCCGTCTTCTCGCATTTCTACTCCCCATTTGGACATGCTGCACACATCGCATGTAGGTACGTTATCTGAAATGTTATCAATCATAGTATTATTATACCACCTTTAAAGTAGGGATACTGGGATTTGAACCCAGAGTCGTTTGTATATAAGACAAATGCTTTAACCAGATTAAGCTATATCCCCTAGGGACTAGCGTATTCGGTTATTTAAAGTAGAAATGCAGTCAATGCAAAAGTTTTCAAGAATCCCCCTCGAATTTAATCGTTGGACGTACTTGTCATTCTTGCAAAAACTGCATTTCATCTTTATATTGTACTATAAAATCTAGTCAACTGCAATATCTGTAGTTGAAGAAAGATTTCTTTCCATTGAAATTTGTGATGCCTGTCCTTGATCCATTTTTGCATTAGCTTCTTCTTCAGAATCCGCCAATACTGCTACCTTAATTGCTAGATCGTAAATGTAAACCTTCATGATTATCCTAGTCGACTGCTTTTTAGATTTTATCAAATGTTAATAAAAAATTTTTTAGCTATTGCTTATTGCTTATATATATTATATATTTGTATTTTCTTTTATTGATTACTTGGGAATTAGATTTTTTAGCAAACCCCCCCTACCCCCCAAATTTAAACTTTTTGGAAAGTAGAGGAGAGTCTGGATCAATCCCAATTTTACTTGGTGTATTGAGTTCCTTAGTGTAACCCCCCGAAACCTTTCCAAGTATAACATTTGGTATTTTCGAAAGTCAATAGCTTTTTAAAATTTACCAAAATGTTAATAATTTTTTAATTTGTACGATACACACCTTTTTGAATGTCCGATTTGTCCGATAGTGCGCCCATAATGAGCCTAAATGTGATGTAAAACACTAAATACTTTTCTAAAATGTCCGAATTGCCCGAGTTGCGACTTGCAAAATGTCAGACCCCCCATGTATAGTTAATACTATAAGAAGTTAAGAAATACTTAATACTTAAAAAAAGAAAGGTCAATAAAATGACAAACAGAATTTTCGAAAGTCGTAACGACTACATGACTAACAGCGACTATGTCGCTTGCTCTAGCGGTTGCGGTAGAGTAACCGCTTGGACTCTATGCGTAATGTGTGGCGGTAACTACGCTACACACGCTCTAGTTAATGTGAAGTAATTCACACACGACACTAGCCCTAAATGGGGATAAATGTCAGTAGCCTATGATAGGGTTACACCATAACAACTTAATAAATAACTACTAAAAGAAAGGGGTCATACAATGACTCAACTAACAGAAACACTATTTAGCACTATCGTGCATGACTACCATAACGGAGGCGTAAAGTCCTCTTATGGATTAGATACTTATACACGCAAGGAAATCCTTGCCTATCTTATCCGCTCTAAGGGTTGCGAGTGTATCAACTGTATCTAATGTGATACAGATAACACTTAGCCCTAGGGCGTGTCGCTATACAATGTCGGCGCTATGCGCTACAATTCCTACTATAACTACTAACGAAAGAAGAACAGATAATGACTATCACTTATACACTATGGCAAGGCTCTCAACTATTAGCCGTAAATCAAAAGGCTAGCAAGCCTGAAGAAATCTTAGCGGTAATCGCTGAACTAAATAAACTAGGTAAGGGTTTCACTTACAACATTAGAGAAGTAGAGGTAAAGTAATGATGACTAAATGGGATACTATCCAAGCAGATGTAAGCGACGCTTATGTTTATCTTGATGAAGAAGAAATGTATGAGAAAGCGTTAGCAGAGGGCGCAATAGATTTTGATAGTGATGACTATGATGATGATGAATTGCATAAGGCACTTACACTAGATTGGAATGACTAATGACTATTGAACTAAATGACTATGGCTTAATGATTGACCTAGGGGATTTCCTCTATGTATCCCAATCGTGGGCGTTTATTATCTTGTCGGTAGTAGGTGCTACACTCTATACAGTAATCAAGAGAAAGAGGAATAAGTAATGACTACTAATCGTCTACTAACTACCGCCGTCCAATTACTACTAGCGGGAGTTACTATCCCGCTAGTAATCGCCGTAATAAAAGACCTAAAAGAAAACGGGTTAAACTAATGAGCGATTTATTTGGATTTGAAAAAGCAATTCAACTAGATCACCTTGATCTAGATCAACTAAAAGAATTAGAAAAACTTTTAGAAAAAATTAAATAAATAACGGCGTGTCGACTTGACAAAAGTCGATGCGCCCACAAAAGCTGCGGCGTCGGGCGTGTCGTTAAGAGTGTGATAAAAAACACCCTGGAATTTTGTGAGATTAATCACAAAGCCCACGCTCCACATATTGAGACAAACCCTTGCAGAATTGGAAAATGTCAGTCTGTTCTGCTACAATTCCATTATTCAACAAACGAAAGGTGACAACTTATGTCAGCAAATGTCTATTCAGTAGAATCCCTCCTCATTGGGAAAACTTATTACTCTCGCACTCTTACAGGTGAAATCATTGACGCAGAAAAAACTTCTGCGGTATGGTATGCCGATTGCGATACTTACCTTGTGCAAGTTCGCCCAACTTATTCCGCAAGAAATATTTATATAAAAGATGAATATCGTTATCTTGCAGTAAAGACAGGAGAATAAACAAATGGGATACATTGAAATTTTTAGAATGAATGAAGAAGGTGCTGGCTGGGTAGATTTATCCGAAGCAACACCCGATGAATTATTTCAAATCGAAATCGGATTACTAAACGAAGGAGCGTTCGAATGAATCTAGACGAATTCAAAAAGCACGTTATCGCACAACGTGAAGCAAGCAAGGCGGAAGCCTTGTCAGTGCTATCTGCTACAATTACCAAAACAAACGAAGGGGAAAACCTAAATGGCTAGAATGAAAGAATACGTAGAAATTATTTCTGCGGCTTGTGATGAATGCGGTGGCGCTGGATTTTTATTCTGGGGCGATGAAAATAATTATGACGTAGAGCCTTGCGAATGCGTTGTAGAAACTGAAGATGAACTAACTCTAGATTGGGTAAATGAATAATGTATAAACTATCTATTTACTATGACGGAACACCCGTAGCCATTTGGTCTTATTCAGATGCATTAGAGGCGGTGCATCAGTTTGATCGTTGTGTAGACTTTGGCGATGCTAAAGAATACGCAACCTATAATTTGTCAGAGCCCTCTGGTAAAATGCATACTAAGAACTTCTACCGAAATGGAAAGGTTACACAAAAATGATGACACGTAAAGACTATGTAGCAACCGCAGAGATTTTGAATTTCATGAGTAACAAAACTCATCCCGCTGTTTTTTCTAAAGTTGTAAATGACTTTGCTGAAATGTTTGCCAAGGATAATGAGCGATTTGATGTAAATCGTTTTCATGAAGCGAGTGGTTATCATGTTCCTAACTTCTCTTCAAAGTAAAGTTAAACGCATTCAGGAATTGCGCCGTAGCAATGCGGCGCAACCTGTTCGCAATAAAAAAAAGTACACACGTAAAATAAAACACAAGGGGAAAAATTTTGACTGAGTTTATTGGTGCAGTTATAGGAATGCTTTTTATTTTAGCGATATGTCTTCCAATACCGTTAGCAATTTGGGCAGTGTTTAGAAGTTAGCGGCGTGTCGACTTGACAAAATGATCAGGTGCCCGCAAAGCTGTGGGGGGTTATCCACAATTATGGGAGGTTATCCACAACCCCTGAAATTTTGTGATTAATTTCACAAAAGCTGCGACACGCCGTAAATGGATTAGGTAATGTCGGTGGCCTATGCTAAAATACTCTTATTCCAACAACGAAAGGTAACAAATGTCTAATCTAATGAAAGTTCCACACACAATAACATTCGAGGCAATTATTGACTTGGATAAAATTCCTGCAAGCATGCTTCCAACACTAATTGCACTTCCTGAAAATGCAATTCAAGAAATGTGCAAGGGTGCAACACTTAATGCGTTATCACTATCAAATACTTTAGAGGTAGCAAATACAGGTAACTATTGGGCAGAATTAACAGTAAAGGATACAGAATAAAAATGGGATACACAACAGCCTTAGCACTTGAAGAAGATTTATCACTAGAGGCAGGACTTGCTTATCACTTGCAAGGTAATCACTATCCACCCGTTCCCGTTTCAATGGTGCAACCTTGCATAGATGCTATTGACGCATACTATGAGGAGGACTATGGGCGAGAGATTAACTTGCCTGAAGGTATCTCTTGGCGAGGTCAGACTTCCTGCCCTGCACACGCTATTGTAGATGCTCACCACTTAGAGGCTTGGCTTCCACAATACGAGGACTAAGGGATCAAAACCAGGCGTGTGAGATTACTCACACGCTTGGTATCTCAAATAATAAGATTGGGCTAGAAAATGTCAGACCCAACTGCTACAATAACACCCTAAACAGAAAGGAAGCAAAATGACACTAGGAAACAAAACCTATCAGGTTGGTGATTTATTCACCACTCTAAAGTCGAAGGAAACAGGAGTAATCAAAGAGATTATTCCTAACGCATCTGGCTCGGTGCGTGTCCGTCTGGAAACAGACAATGGCGAACGCTGGACAACAGTTCTTGCCGATAGCCTAGCCTAAACGGCTAAACGAAACAGGGACAGTTTCAGAGAGTGTTCTCGTCCAATGTCGTAAGTAAGAACTCTCTCCCTTCGGGGAAATGTCAGACCCCTATGTTATACTACTCAAACAAACTAACCAACGAAAGGTAATACCAAATGAGCAGAGCAATCACAGTAAAGGTGGCAACACCAAAGGTAATCAAGGCTTTGGAAACAAAGTTAGCAACAATCAAAAAGGACTACGCAGAGCAAGGTGCAAACGAGGCTAAGTATGAAAAGGCTCGTAAGGCTTGGCAGAAAGAACTTCAGGACTATGCAATCGCAAACATCAAGAAGTCAGAGAACCTTCGCACCTCTTATCGTTCTTGGAATAACACACTCAACATTGACTTTGATTTGACAGTATCCGAAAAGGATTTGCCAAAAGAGCCTGAGCGTGATTATACAGTTATGCACCAGCACTCATACAATGAAATTGTAGAGGACATCACAAATGCTCTCACAATTCTAAAGATGACAGATGAGGAAACAGTAAATGCTTCTACAATGAAGCAAATTGCTCGTTATCTCTAACTAATACAACGACCTGAGTATGTCGCTAAACTACTCAACCAACCAACTAACGAAAGGTAATAAAATGTCACCAATTCTAGATACTGCTAAGGGTCGCTTCTACCGCAAGGGAGATGTATTCACAACTGGTAAATCAGGAATTACTGGCACCATCACAGAAATCATTTCTATTCGTCCAACACTAACTAAACTTGGATTGAATACAGAAAATGGTCTGCGTTGGGCAATGGTAAAAATCGGCGCATAATCTTATGGGGGCTAGACAAAAGCTAGCCCCCAATGTTATACTTCTTATCCCTACTAGAGAAAGACCAAAATGAAAAATCGTTATCGTGTAGAAATCTATGACGCAAACAAAATGAATGATGTAACTATTTATTCAGATAGCGGCGTTGATAAAGAATATCTAACTGAATTAGTGTTTAGTAATCTGCGTAAGTTTAGCGGTAAAGTAAATGCTTATGTATTTGATAATGTAAAGAAAAAGAAGACAACTGCAATGTTTCTTGATGAAGCGGTTGTAAATAAATATAAAGTAATTTGATTAACGGGGCGGGATCCTATTCCCGCCCCAATTGTCGACAATGCCCACAAAGCTGCGGGGTTATCCACA